ATGAAAAAAATTCGAATACACCCAGAGCTAAAGACCCAAATCACAGAGGAATTTAAAGTGTCTATTCAAACTGTCTCCATGAGTTTAAAATATTTCTTCAATTCTGACAAAGCAAAAGCCATTCGTAAGCGGGCTTTAGAGCTTCTTCAAAAAGAAATAAATGACAATCAAGAAGAATAGATAATTAAATATTAAGGTTCAAGTCCTTGGCAGGAACAAAACGGAATTTATGGAAACACCATTCGAATATCACGATAAAAAGTTAGGGTTTAAGATCAAGTATTTGATTTTTGACCGTGACTACCATAATGACAGCCTAAAGCTAATCAGTTATAAAGCCATCAATGGGCGCATGAATTCTGATACCTGTTCTGAAAAACAGTTGCGCCGTGCTTCATTGGGTTGTGATGCTCTTGTGGAATTCAACAGTATGTCTCAGGATTGGAAAGATAGAATCACAACTAAGTTTGGAAAACCTCAGGAAGAGGTAAAAAAATCATGGTTTGCACAACATTACATTGCCGACCGTGAGGCTTTTGACTTTTACATTGGATACCGCTATGGTGAGACTAATTCTAAGCTTGAACTGGATACAATTGAACAATACACTTACAATGCTTCGGTTTTGAATACGGTTATCATTATGAAAAACAACCGAAAACAATACTTAAAAGCTTTAGGATGTAATACGGTGGATATTTGGGACAGTTTAAGCCGTGATGTGAATGCTTTTAGAGAAGTTGAACACAATTTGCCAACAACTAAAGATTCGTTGCGATTTAAGGTCAACAAATACGTCAAAGAGGGTTATTCGGGTTTAATCTCCGGTAAGTTCGGAATGAAAAACGCTTTAAAAGTGAAAGAACGCGAACAAGAAGCTTTGTTAGACGAACTTCTAGCCAAACACACCAACTTAGATAACACTTTGATCGCTACAATTTACAATGCCGTCGCTGAACAAAAAAACTGGCCAACGATTACTCCTCAAACGGTAGGTAATCGAAAAGAAAAATCTAATCTGGTAATCTATGCCGGACGTAATGGAGTTTCGGCTTTGTCTAATAACATTTTGATGCAAAATAAACGTCAGGCTCCAAGTGCTCCAATGTTGTACTGGACTTTAGACGGATGGGATGCTGAGTTATTGTACCAAAAAACAACATTCGACAAAAAAGGCTATTCGACAACAAGTTTTCACAATCGTTTGACAATGGTCGTGGTTCTTGATCCTTTCAATAAGTACCCTGTTGGTTATGCTATTGGAACTCACGAAACACCTGAGTTGATTAAAGATGCTTTACGAAACGCTATCAACCACACAGCCGAATTATTTGGACAACGATTTAAGCCTTATCAATTGCAGTCTGATAATTATCAAAAAAAGGCATTGACACCTGTTTATGAAGCCTGCACGAAGTACTATACTCCAGCTGCTGTAAAAAATGCAAAGTCTAAAGTGATTGAGCCTTATTTCGCTCACATCAATAAAACTTATTGCAAGTTGATGGATAACTGGAGTGGATTTGGTGTAGCGTCAGGTTCTAAAAACCAGCCTAATTCCGAAATGTTAAACAAATTGCGCCACACATTCCCTGATGAATTAGGATGTCGCAAGCAGTTAGAAAGCATTATATCAGCCGAACGTCAAAAGAAACAAGCGGCTTATCTGGAACAATGGGAAAACACACAACAAGAGCATCGTTTGCCAATGTCTACAGAGAACTTTTTACTGGCACTTGGGAAAAGTACAGGAGACACCAACAAACTTGAAGGTACGGGATTACATATCAAAATTAACGGTTTAAAACGCACTTACGATTGTTTCGAGCTTGATTTTAGACAACAAGCCCATCAAAATTGGACTATTCTTTTTGACGATAAAAACACTAAAGAAGTACTAGCGGTTAGTCCAGACCAAAAACACCGCTTCATACTCCATGAGAAGTATGTCCAGTCTATGGCAATTGCTGACCAGAATGAGGATGATTCTTGGCAACGTAAAAAGGTTAAAGATTACAACAAAACAGCCATCAAGTTCATTACCGATGCACGAGAAGAAAACGCTAATGTATTAGATCAATTTTTCAACAAAAATCCATTACTAAATGACACGCTGGCTAAACACTTGCTAGTTGATTCCAGAGGACAACACAAAGACAACAAAAGCAACGAACGATTACAACAACAAACCGAAAAGCTTTTGCTTAAACAAGAAAGAGCCATTCAAAAAGAATCCGAAAAATCGTGGCAGGAAGCCCAAAACGAATACAATAAATCCAAAATCGACATAAACAACTACTTATAAAATGGAACATATTACAAAGATTGAAATCGTACAAGCCCTAACCAGTTATATGCAGGAGCATAAAATTAAACCTGCCGATGTAGCTTCAAAGACAGGTGTTAATGCTGGATATTTAAGCAAAATTCTACAACCTAACAGCAACTTTATGTATGATGCTGGTGCTGGAAATCAAGGATTTATTTCAGTGAAACACTTTTTAGCCTTAGCCGATTTTTGCGGATACAAAACCGAAAAAGTGTATTGGCAAACCCAACCAACAGCACAAACAAACGCCGTTTTAGGTCATTTGCAAGACGGAAAAGATAATGCTCAAACCTTAGTACTGATAGGCGAAACGGGATGCGGAAAATCATATACAGCTAACCTGTTTTCAATTAAAAACCCTCTTGATACCTTTATTATAACTGCTGGGTCTAGTGATTCGCTAGTGGATTTGATTGAAAAGATACGTGCAGCTTTGAATATTAATGTAGCAACAATTTCTAAAAGTGCCAAAATCAGAAGCATTGCCGAAAAGCTCCGTTCATTAACATTTCAACAGCATAAACCGATGTTGATTATTGACGAAAGTGAGTACTTAAAAGTACCTGCCCTATGTGCTATTAAAGAGATTCACGATTACGTGCATCAGTACTGTTCGATAGTGCTGATAGGAACAGATCAATTAGTTAGTAATATCGAAAGATTAAAAATCCGTAACCAATCAGGTATTCCACAGTTCCACCGCCGTATCAAGTTCGGTTTAAGGGTACTTCCTAGTATTGATAGAGCTTTTGAAATGTTCATTAGCGACATTGAAGATAGGGATTTGAAAAAATTCCTTTTGGATAACTGCAGTAATTACGGAGAGCTACATGATATAATTGTGCCGGCAACCCGTGAAGCCGAAAGATTAAATCAACCGCTTAGTTTAGGATTAGTTCGCACCGTGTTAAACCTTCCTGAAGGTAATTTAAGATGGTGATAAAAAAAGCGCTCACGGTTGCTAATGTAGTCAACCAAACAGTAACGCTCATTGATTTTTCTGTACATGCTCCTGAATTATACCAGGCTTTTGGTAATCCTCAAAACAAGGGTATTTGGTTTGCTTGGGGTGGTTCAGGCTCTGGAAAAAGTAGTTTGCTTTTAGATATTACAAAGGCATTTTGCAAATCTGGTTTAAAAGCGATACACGTAGAGCACGAAGAGGATTTAGACGATGTAGATTTCATTGAAAGATTGAAGTTAAAAAACATGCAGGATGTAAAAGACAACTTCCTGACGGCTCAATACAATCACGATGAGCTTTGTGTCTATCTCGACAGAAGAGACAGCGCAAAGGTGGTAGTTATTAATTCAGCAACATACTTTTTTAACTCCTTGCAGCAGTACTATGATTTTGTTAAAAAATACAAGCGAAGGAAGATCATTATCATTTCAGGAATGGCACTCGGTAACAATCCGTATTCAGAACTCGAAAGGAAGATAATGTATGATGCCAATAAAAAAATATTCTGTTCGGGATATTTAGCATCGTGCAAAGGACGGACAATAGGTCCCAACGGTGGAACCTATATTATTTGGAAACAAGGTTACGAAAAATTGAACGGAACAGACAACAATTAAAAACAACATCATGAAAACAACAACACAAGAAGATTCAATTAAATATTTATTAGATGCCTTTCAAACCACAGAAACCAAAGAAGATTTTTTGCTAGTCTTTTGGATTCATTGGGTAGAAAATGTCACTATCAGGACTAGAGACTTTCAACAAGTCCTAGCCAGTCCTTCGGTAAACAAATGGTTTATCATGGCAATCCAAAAAGAGGAAACGGAATATCGATTACTGGCCAGTCGTTACCCCGAAATTCAAGGAGCTGCTAAAGACAAGTTGTACATCGAATGTGTAAACAAATTAATGTCACGCTTTCCTAAAGCCTTATTAGACGAAGCCCAAAAGCGTGAAGTAAAACCGCAATACACCAAGGTAGCAGGTAAGCATATCGAATCACCAATTACAAACCTAAACTAGCCCATGAGTCCAGAGCAAACCAATAAAATAGCACAGTTAGAAGAATGGTTAAAAAAATTTCCAGCTGACCATCCAATGCGACCAGTAGTTGAGGGAGATTTAAGAAAACTAAAAGAGGATCAGCAAGAGTCCAGACCAATAGAACGAGACACTTTAGATTTAAGAGAACATCAATTTTACAACGTATGAGCAAAGAAATTATCCAACGCCTGGAAGACCTACACAACGTATTATCGTATTGCTCAGACGTTCAATCCCGAGGTAAAATATATGTTTTTAAAGTAGCTGAAAGAATCTGCATCAATCAGGAAAGAGGCTCTTTATTGAGCCAGTTATCACAACTAAATAACGAGACATTCCCGCACGAAGTCAGGACGTATGAAATACCCGCTCACATTGAAGCAAAAGTAAAGTTCACAGTCGAGAAAATCCAAGCTACCAACTGGGGTGGCCGAACAATAAACGAATACATCAATCTTTAAAATAAAACATAATGGCACAAAAATTTTGCAAAATCTTCGAAGTAGAAGATCACCAAGTATTATATCAAATAGGAACTGATAATGAAGGTGAGCCGGCAATTATAATGACTACACACATAGATGGTCTAATAATGTCAGCATCAATGACCGGATTTGAAACTAACAACACTACAGCAGAAGAACAATTTGAGAAAGTAGATCAAAATTATGCTGTATCATTTTTCACCAATATGTATAACCTAACACAAGAATAATAATGAGTACAGCAACATTAATCCCAGAAGAATTAAAAAAATTCACACCAGAACAACTAAAAGCAGCTTTACAAGCAAGTGAAGACAAAAGTCAAGAAGACAGAGCAGCTTATAAAAATTTGGTAGAGGAAACCGTTCCTAAAGCCATATTTAAACTTTGTTTAGCGTCTGAAGTATTATCGAATGCTAAAACAGAAGCCTTTCAGTTTTTTGAAAATATATTAAAACTAAAAGCCGATTTGTACGGTGTCAAAGCCAAACAGCAAACGCACACTTTTAGTTGTGCTACTAGCGAAATTACCATTGGATACCGCATTAATGACGGTTGGGATGATACCGTTAATGAAGGTATTGCCAAAGTAAACAACTTCATTAGTTCATTATCCAAAGACGATGCCACCGCAGCTCTGGTAAATGTAGTTTTCAGTTTGCTTAAAAAAGATGCTAAAGGCAATCTAAAAGGGTCAAGAGTTTTGGAACTCCAAAAACTAACCAAAGAGTTCAATAGTGAAAGCTTTACCGATGGTGTGGAAATCATTGCAGCAGCTTATAAGCCCCGTCGCTCGGTTTGGTTTGTTGATGCCGCATTAATCAACGAAGACGGTTCTAAAACATCGATACCCCTAGCCATTTCCTCCGTTGATTTTTCAAAAGGTTACAAGTTCGAATTCTATAACGAAGAATTACCCGAAGATGCAACCGAGTAACACTACCGTACTACTAGCTCTATTGCTGGTAGTACTAAATGGAAAAGCCATAATCAATTATGTGTTATGGCTTCGATTCAAAATAAGAAACTATTTCAAACAAATGGAAAATGAGCGTAGAAATTATACCAATAAGCGACCACGAAGTTTACAAGGTTAACGGTTTTACTGTTTACAAAGATCCTTTAGGAAATTGGGCTTGTAATACCGATTTAAGACCTAAAGAATTACAAGCATTTGAAATATACGAAGAGCAAGTAATAAAAAACAAAGCATTCAAAAAACATCCTAAATCAATTTTTAAAACCCAATAACAATGAAAAACAAATTTCTAGCACTTTTTTTAACGGCAATCTTAATGACATCATGCGCCGATTCTAAAACATTCAAAATTGACGGCAAAAATGTCGAAGTCGAACCTTACGGATGGTTTGATTTAAACGCAAAGAATGATAGCGTAGTCTATAAAATAAATACTGCCAACGTAGTTTGGAGCGTCATTTTATCGGGTACTATAGTTGCACCGATAATATTAACGGGTGACCAATTATGGGAACCAGTTAGAAAAAAAGAAATAACAGAATAGTTAATTCGGTTTCCCGAGCATGAAGGTTCTTGCAGGTTCGAGTCCTGCCTCGGGGGCAAATTTTAAAAACAACATCATGAGTCAAATAACACATTATTTCGTTTATGTAGGTCATAGCACCCAAACTAAAAATAAACTGCAAGAAGAGTTTAAAAGCTATTTAGAATCACTATCAGGAATGTTAGTAGCAGAACCTTTTTATGGGGATTTAACCAAACAAATTAAAACAAAATCGGAAGAGCTCAATAAAAAACATCATCGTTGCCAATCCTTAAAAATAGGATTTTCAGAATTGTACAGTAAAAAAGGCAGCCGAATAGATGGCTTTTATTTTCTAACATTTGAAATATTGGATGCACGTTTAAATAATCCTTTCTAATGACAGCAACTAAAGCAAGAGTCTATGAAGGACAAGGTTCTGCAATAGACGATTACCTGAAACCCAAACAACAGCTTCAAAACATTGTAAAAGCAGGTCAAAGCACTAACACTGCTAATTGGGGCTTATTCGACAAAAAGAACAAACAACACCTCACATTACTCTCACAGCTCAGAACGCTTGAATGGGTTAAAAAGTCTGAAAAATGGGGCGAAGTTGCTGACCTCGCTCGTTTAAGTGACTTTTTAAAGAGTGATAAAAGTCCAGTTAATAAGCCTTTAAAGGATATGAATGAGCAGGAGGTTTCGAAGATTATAGAGTGTTTTAAATCAATGGTTAGAAAAAAATATAAGTAAGATGGAAAATTATTTAATGGGTCTTTTTTTTGGTTTTCTAATGGGTTATGGATTTTCGGGTTTTAAAAATGAAAAGAAACCAGAAAAGAAAACGGTACCAGAACTATACCTACACTGTTTTGAATGCGAATTCGAAATGCCTGTAAAAGAAAAAAACGGTCAAATGTATTGCTCTAATTGTGGTTTACGTCACTAATATGGAAGCGCCATACAGCATCACCGAAATATGTCCGCATGACATAGCCGAAATTAAAATAATTGATAGTTGTGTGACTTGCGAAACAACACAGCTCATTTGCTCCCAATGTGGAGCGGAACTAGAACCACCTAAAACAGAATGTTAGTATGAGAAAAATACATAAAGTAATATCCAATTGTAATGAGTGTGAAAATTGCGTTTTCCTTCCATATCCAAAAGACAATTATACATTTTATAATGTATGTGATAAAGAAGAAACGCAACCTTTCCTTTTGCTTAAACACAATTCAAAAAGCAATAGTACGCCAATCGAAATTCCTGACAATTGCCCATTAGAAGATTATAAAGAAGCTGAACAATGAAAATAAAACTAAAACTTACCTCCGATGAACTAAGGCTTATTGCCGAAAAAGTAAATCTTGTAAATACAATTGATTTACAACGGTTAGCAAGAGCAAAAAAGACCTCTTACAGTATTCTACTCGACATAGTAGATAAAGTAGTACCAAAGGCTCAAAAATTGAACAGACAGCTTAGCATAAACGACAAACCGCATGAACTCACACTCAAATGGCACGAAGCCGAAGCCTTAGAACAATATTTAATCCACTTTGAGGAAAGCGATATTTTTTCAAGAAATCTTCTTCGTAAAGTCGCTAACCAAATCAATCAAAAATTAGCCTAATGAAAAACAAAACAATAAGAAAAAAACCGATCGGTAAATCGGAAACTATTTCAGAGGAAAACTATCGGCTTAAACACGAAGCTCGTCATATTTCGGAAACATTTGTTCATACTAAACCAACAAGATACCTTTTAAAATGAAGTAAATGAGTCTTATTAAAACCTATACCGTCAAGATAAGAAGTGGTGAAATTTGGCAATTTAAATACAATTTAAAAGGCGTGTTAATCTACTTTGATGTAATGGAAGGAGATTTGACCGAGAAGCAAGAAAAGTTTTTGTACCAAAATGGAAAATTCCCCTGGAAAGAAATTCATTTAAAAGATTGGGAAACACTTTACCCGCCTACAAAGGTCGAAATCCTAGAGCCTGATTTATCCTTTGATAATTTTTGGAAAAGATATGATCTAAAAGTCAAAAAAGAAGCTTCTGAGAAAGCTTGGAACAAGCTTAGTGATCAGGATAAAATAAAATGCCACCTCAGGCTTAAGAGGTACAACCAAAACCTCCTTAGAACAGGACAAGCCAAAGCGCATTTAGTGACTTGGTTGAACCAAAAGAGGTATAACGACGAAGATTAATAATTAAACAACAAATAACAATGAGTAAAACAATGCAAATCAATCCACCTGCGGGATTCCAGTTTCAATCAGTTGACCAAACGTCAGGAGCTATTAATTTGGTAGAGATACCAAAAGACATTAAAGAACGCATCAACACCTTAAATGATGCACTTCGTGAAAATGGTAAGTCAGAAGATGATTTTAGAGAATCATGTGAGGGACTAGAGCCTGACGAAGTTGCTTATAAAATGATCAAAGAAATTGTAAAAGCTTTTAACGAAGGCTGGACGCCTGACTGGTCTAACAGTAATGAAGGTAAATACTATCCTTGGTTTAAGATGGGTTCTCCTTCGGGTGGCGGTTTTTCGTACGACGTCTGCGTTAGTTGGGGCACGGCTTCGGGTGTCGGCTCGCGCCTTTGCTACAAATCTGCTGATTTAGCTAAACATGCAGGACAATTATTTGAGAGTATTTACAAAGATTTTTTAACACTATAATAAAACAACATGTACACAGAAATTAAAACATTCGAAGACGCTTGCAAGGCTATTAATGTAGAGCCTACTATTATTCCAGACTTTTCATTGTTTCCAGAATCGGATAAAGAGGCAATGATCGCACACGCTAAATTAATAATCATAGCCAAAGCCATCAATGGCGATTGGGTACCAGACTGGAACAATTGGGATGAAAACAAATACTTTCCTTGGTTCAATATGGGTTCTCCTTCGGGTGGCGGTTTTTCGTACGGCGACTTCGATTGTTGGCGCGCGTGTTCGAGTGTCGGCTCGCGCCTTTGCTTTGAGACTAGAGAAAAGGCTAAATATGCAGGAAAGCAGTTTGAAGATTTATACAAAAGCTATTTTGTAAAAGAATAAAGAATAAAGGTTGTGTGGTGTCGTTGCTGTAGTTCTCCTTCAGGTGGCAGTTTTTCGTACAACGACTACGATAATTGGAACACGAATTCGAATGTCAGCTCGCACCTGAGCTTAAAATATAAAACACCACAGACCTTGCCAACAGGGCAAAAAATCACAATTTTAATAGGTTCGTTAGTAAAGCAATTGAAAGCGAGCCAATCTAAGCAAAGCAATGAAAAGATTAAATAATATCTATCAGCAAATCATTTCTATTGATAATTTAAGGATTGCCGAATCCAAAGCAAGAAAAGGCAAATCCAATCAATATGGTGTGAAAATTTTTGACAAAGAACCCGAAAGCAATATTTTCAAACTTCATGAAATGCTTTTAAACAAAGGGTATAAAACATCCCAATACACCACTTTCACCGTTTTTGAACCCAAAGAAAGGCTTGTTTTTCGCCTTCCTTATTTTCCTGACCGAATTACCCATCACGCAGTTATGAATGTTTTAGAGCCAATATTTGTAAAGGTTTTTACTAATGATAGCTATGCTTGTATTAAAGGAAAAGGCATACATGCAGCTTCGAGAAATATCAAAAGTGCTTTGCGGGACCAGGAGAATACAAAATACTGTTTGAAGCTGGACATTGTCAAGTTTTACCCTAATGTGGATCATGATATACTAAAAGCGTTACTTCAAAAAAAGTTCAAGGACAATGAGCTGCTTTGGTTACTGGATGAAATCATAGACAGTGCCGACGGTTTGCCAATAGGCAACTATTTAAGTCAATACTTTGCTAATTTCTACCTCACTTATTTTGATCATTGGATCAAAGAACAAAAATCCGTAAAATATTACTTCAGGTATGCGGATGATATTGTAATTCTGTCCAACAACAAACCTCATTTACACGAGCTTTTATTTGAGATTAAACAGTATTTAAAGACCAATTTAAAACTGGAAGTAAAAGACAATTATCAGGTATTTCCAGTCGAAGATCGTGGAATTGATTTTGTAGGTTATAAATTCTACCACACGCACACACTGCTTCGAAAATCAATCAAAAAACGATTTGCTAAGGCAATATCCAAAACAAAAAACAAGGCTACCATAGCCGCTTATATGGGGTGGGCAAAACATTGCAATTCCAAACACTTATTAAAAAAATTACTACCCGATGAACAATTTTAAAGATTTTAAAATAAAAGCCGAACTATCCACTTTTACAGGTGACAAAATAAAAGTAGACCGATTATTAAATGCCGAAATATCAGTACTAGCTTATAAGATTGAAGATTCGAAAGTAAAACAAGGCACAAAGCTCTTAATACTACAACTTGAAAAACAAGGTACCAAACACGTTTTATTCACCGGTTCAACCATTTTAATGCAAATGATTAAACAAGTGCCAGAAGATAAATTCCCATTCAAAACAACAATTATTAAAGAATCAGAACATTTAGAGTTCACTTAAAACAAAGAACTATGATACTAGGATTTACAACACAGATCAACGGCAAACCTACCTACTTTGTAGAAAAAATACATTCGGGTTTGCTTCAAAATGATTTATTACAAGGTTTTGATTTAGGATCAGATCACGATTTTGACCTTGATAAATTATGCTCCTGTGAACCAAAGCTCCACACCATCCGAGACGATGAAAAAGACCGTTGGCACGCTGAAATGATGATTGATTTTTTTATCAATGTCAGGACTAAAAAAATGTTTCGGTTTGCTCCTAAGATTCCTGTGGTGAGTACGCAAAAAGTATTAATGACCTACTACCATTCAAATATAATTCAAATTTCTATAGATGAACGTGAGTTATTTAGTTATACCGAAAGGTTAGAATTTGCTTTAAATGACGGTTTCGATAGTTGGGAAGATTTTTTCAATTATTTCTATCCAAAGATTAAAGCAGCTCCTAAAGAAGTTTATACACCAAAATTAATTCACTGGACGGATTTAAGGTATTAAAATAAATTCTTACATTTGGAGTCAACTTAAAAACAAACTCATGAAAAAACTATTACTTATTGGTGCAATTGTATTTACATTATCTGGCGTTGCTTATGCCTATTCAGGTAGAGGCTGCTCAGGCTCTAAAAATTGTTCCGCTTGCAAAAACTGTAAATATTGTAAACATTGTGCTAAAGAAGGCGGTTCTTGTGGTGTTTGTAAATAATTAAATACGAGGTTATGAAAAAACTACTACTACTCACAGCTTTATTGATTGGCTTTTTTGCTCAAGGGCAAAATCAAGACATCATTAATAAAATGACAGAAAGTAAAACTATCGAAGATATTAAGATGGTTGCTAATGATATTGCTTCTAAAAGTAAAACAAAATATGTGTTTTATAAAACCGTTAGATACTCAATCCCTAAAGGAGAAAGTTATCAATATATAGTTTATGCCAAAGAAACAATGAGTGATGCTGAAAAAAAAGAATTGGCTTCAAATTCTTTTGAACATTGCTTGGTAATTAAGTTTGGAGAATGGGATAAAGGAGAAAATGCGGATTTAGAAATTAAAGGCGATTTAGTTTACTTTTTTAAGGAGGTTACATCTAAATATCTTGATTTAGACGAATTTTGGATAAGTACTTTTTGTCCTGGTACCACACCAGAGCAATTGCAAGATAATTATAAGTTGAAAGAATATAGAGTAAACAAGGACTTGAAATATAAGTTTGTAAAAAACGAAGATACTTGGAAAATAGCAAAATCATATTAAAACAAAAACCGCTCAACTAGAGCGGTTTTTTTTGCTTAAAACTTAGGTTGTGTATAATATGTAAGTTTCTTACTTTTGTTTATATGTCAGTATCCCTAAATCGTAGTCTTGGTATTCAACGCAATAAGCTGTTACGTTACAAGCTTATCAAAGAACTGTACCAAAAACACAAGACTGAGGATATACCCACTACTGTAGTATGGCGTAAATACATTTGTCCTATTTATCCAATATCCCGCACCACTTTATATGAGGTTCTTTGTACTCCGGTAACCTCAGAACTTAAGAAAATAGAAGACTTAATTGCTGTTCAAACACGAATGTTTGATTAAACGTTAGTCATTCCAATGGTATAAGTCACCTCATACTCCTGAATACCATCATCCCGTTTCACTTTTCGCATGTTAGTGCGCATCATTGCCCCGGCAGTTCCACCTACAACTACACCGTGTAACTTTCCATGAACACTTTCAATAATATCCCAAATTGACCAAGCCAGGTCTTTTTGATTTTGTGGAGCTCTACCGCTTGAGTTAGTCAATCTTAAATTGGCAATACTCAAGACAATTGTTCCCGTTGCCATTTGGCGGTTCTGCGGCGTGGCGGTTCTGTCTTTTCCTATATCTGAATATTGCAGGTTTCCAATATCAATTAATGTCAATGGAAATTGTGTTGGAGGATTGGGCGAATAATCGTCTAATTGCCCCCAATCTTCGTCTACATATCTCATTCCGGGAATAGGTGTTAAAATATCCTGAATGTTTTTTAATACTATCTTGCTCATCGTTTGAGTTTGTTAAAGATTTCTTTTTCCAGTTCCTTCATATTGCGGTCAACTACCTGATCAATGCACTGTCTAACCTGTGGATGGTCGCCTATGAATTGGCGTTGTTTCACCTTCATTTTTGCCCCTACTTTTTGCAGGGCCAACGCTTTCCAAGTTGCTGCCTCTTCGCTTAGTTTTTTATTTCGTTGGTTGTTCCTGGTATCGCCTTTAGCCGTTTTAGTAACCGCTCCATTGGCTTTGTAAAACATCGCCCAAAAAAAGCGTTTCATTTTTTCGGTCACAATGATTTCGCCACCTTCATTCATTAAACTGGCGTGTGGCAATGAACTACTCCAATTTATCTCGTTGTTGGTTTGTTTTGACCTAACGGAACGTCTTGTTTTTCCCGTTCGCATCATTAGACTGCCTTTTCTGTTAGGGATTTTGGTGTTTTCCCAAGGCTTATCAAAGAATGCTTTGCGCTCAAAGTTCTTGTCAAACTCATCGGTTAGCTCAATGCGAACGTCTGAGAGAATGTTTTTTATAAAGTCAACCATATTAATTATTGCTTAAATCGTTGTAATTCAAATAACATTTACTAATTTTGTTTTTATGGAAACCATTTTTGACTTCAATCCAACAGCTCAGGAACTCATCGATATTCGATTCGATGCGTTTTCTCTGTGTCTTAAATTTGGCATTGATACCAATAAAGAACTTACTCCGGAGTTATATAAAGAACTCATTTCCCAAGAAAACGCCTATTATGATATTGCTGTTTTGTTTGAATTTAGAAACAATCAGGACAAAGCAAATGAGTATTGGGCAAAATTACCTAAGGAACTTCAATCTGTAGGTTTAGGCTTTGATTGTGTTGAAATTGCTATTTAGCATTTTCTTTAATGTACTGCATCGTTTTACTTCCAATTGTTCCGTAATCCTCCATTAGATAAGGCGTTAAATCTTTATACGCTTGTATTTCATCTATATTTTGATTTTTAAGCATTCCTCTAAAATCAGTAATCCACTTGCTGTAACCATAACCATTGTCTAATATGTCTTTTTGATGTATAGCTTCTCCTCCAAATTTTTTGATAAAATCAGGATAAGTATGTCTTGCAACAAACTGGTTTATAGTTTCCATATTTTTAGTGCCAATTTGTGACAGCCTTTGGGGTTTAGTTTTAGTTTTGGCGTGTAAAATCTCATGCCATAAGCTTTCAAAAGAATATTCCTGGTTAAAGGTCATTTTTTTACCGCCTTTAATAGCTGCCAATCCATTTCTAAACTCTTCAAGCGGATTAAAATTAATACTAGAGAAGTCGTGACTGCTTAGCGTGATTTTTGAACCTCCAACCCATTCACCAGTTTTAGGACTATACAACATAGAATGTTGCATCATATATGATTTTGATTTTAAAAACTTAACATCTTCTAAACCACTCCTAAAATCTTCGGGAGATAATTCAGCATATTTTATCAAGATATTTTTAATCTCTTTGTTGGTTGGAAATTCCCCTTTGATAAAATTATTAAGATTTATGAGACTGTTGTTTTTCAACAGCTTTTCCACTTCCTTAGCTCCTTTTACTTTTCCATACGGGTGTGCCGGAGGAAAAACCACTTTTTGCGCACCCGGATTAAATCGGAATATCTCAAGGCGGTTCTTACCGTCTTTACCTATTTGACTCGTTGCCGCTTCACCTGCTTTAATTGCTTTTTCGCTGTCACTCGTTGGATATTTGTCTTTTAAAACTTCAACGGTGGTACAACGGCAATTCCACCCATTGGGTGGCGTGTAGTGCATCCAAAACGGGTCTGACTTTGGTAATGTTATGCCATTTAAGGCAGCGTGTTCCTCCCGTACACGGTTGTCACCAGCTGTACGGTATTGCAACTCATAACGGTCGTTATCGCTAAACTCATCCCATTTGGCTGCCATTTGAGACGAACCCACCGCAAACTCATATTCAGCCTCCAAATAGTTTTTATTGTAGGTAACATTCAGCTTATCGAATTCATGCGATAATTGAGAAAACGGCTTTAAATTACCATTTTCATCTAACAGCAGTTTTGAAGCTTCAAATAGTTGGGCGTGTGTTTTTAGTCCTCCAAATAAACGAGCATCGTCTTGCAATGCTGTACGCATTACATCAGGGATGTCGTTGTCTGTAATGGCAAAATTGAAAACATCAAAAGTCTGATCTATTAAGTCCTTATAGGCTTTCTCAGTCTGCAAATCTTTTGGGGTGTAACTCCCTTTTTCATACAATCGTTTAAAGGCTTTTTCACCAGTGTTTAAAAGCTGTTTAAACGAGTCGCCAAGAGCTAAGTTTAATTGTCCGGCTTTTGTGTTACAATCGTCACAACCGCAATTGTACAAACTTTCAATTCGAGTGTGTAAAGCCCCGAAATATTCAGGGCTTAAACGAAAAAACGCTCAAAATCTTCTAAACTCAACTTTGTTCCTGGTGTTGGTGTTGGTTGTTTTTTAGCTCCAAGGATTTGTATTCCAAAAGTATCTTTCACCCAAGTCGGGTCAACTTCAAGAAAGTCGGCAGCCTCGGTTGTCATCTTCCAAAGCTTCTCCAAATCCTCTGCGGGCGGATAGCCATAAACAGCATCCTTGGTGATGATTCCTATTGCTTTAAGTGCCGGAATAACGGTTGAATTCCAAGCCTGTTCAATCAATGATAAATCACTATCTATTAAGTCCTGCAAAATACCGATTGAGGTTTTTTCCTTGCTATTAGAACCATTTTTAGTGTCCTGTCCTACTACGGTTCCAGAGATACCCATTGACAACTCGTTATTACAAAAGCCCATCAAATTTTTATACACATCACCATTAGTAGAAACTCCCTGAGCAAACTCAAAGCTTTCATTTTCGTCAATGATAAACCAAGCTGCTGAGCCCATATCTTTCAACATCTTTTCGCCACGGGAAACCATAGTCCTGTCCTGTGTATTTGTTTTTAACACACGTGGTGGAATACCATAAATCTCACACAATTCAGAATAACAGCTTTGTGCAAATCGTTTAAACAGCACGTGTGGAATACACCCATCCAGTAAACCCAATTCAGTATTACTACCAAACTCGATTAACCAGGAACCGTATTCTTTTTGTTCACGATAAAGAATAAATTTATCTTCAGTATAATCTTTGAAAATTTTACCTTTTACAGGTTCAACATTTTGCCTTGGAATCAAGTTAAAAGCCAATTCACCATTAACATAATCGAATTCTCCTAAAGAATGGCTGTAATAAATGGTTTGTAAAATGGCTTTATTAATCTGGTAAACAAATTGTTTGTTTTGCAATAAATCGGTTAAATCCTGATCTAAATCGCCTTTTAAATTTTTTATTACAAATGGTTGAGACAAGCTCTTGAGCATTCGGTTATTAATCTGGCTTTGCAAATGCAAATCAACTAATATATTATCAACGAGATTATAGTACGGATAACGTACGGGGTTATCAGCATTTTTAAACAGGTTTTTGGCATCAATATAATTTTTGATGTCTTGTCTTGTTTGCGAAATGGTTTTAGGAGCAATAGTAGGTACATAGCTTGTCGCTCCTTTTACTTTCCATTGCCCGGACTTGTCTTTTAATTCAAATAGTGGTACTGTACTCATAATTAATAATCGTGATTAAATTTGGCGCGAGAACCTGAGCTAAAAGGCTGTCTGTCGCTGTTGGTATCGTCTAAAACTATTCTTGGCAACGAAGTAAGTACAACAGTTCCTTTGGCTAATTTTGTGAACCAGTCAATGGCTCTGTCATAGCGTTCTTTGGCTTGTTCATAGATAAAGTCGGCATTGCATAATGTTGCAATGTGGAATTTTGCTAATGTTAAGGAATGCTGTAAAATCAACGCATTTCTGTCTAATCCTTCAGCACTAAAAATTACTTCAGTATTGTATAGAATTCGCCCGTCTAATGTTTCTAATTTGTTTGTATTAGGCGTTAAATAACTCTTGGCCTCTTCCTCAGCAGCTGCCAAAGCTTGCGCCACTAAATCATCGTTACCCTCTGTTATTTGTTCAATCTGGTAAGCATAAATAACACTTCCTAAATCTTCTTTTTCTAAAAACATATTAATGCTGTTTTATGATTTTTTCAATGACGCTAACCCAATGGTTCTTTTTTTCGTGCTGAACATCTTTTAGTTTGTCTTGGTATATGTAATGCTCCACATAAATTGGGAAGCCTAATAAATCAACTCCCACCTGATAAGTTACTTTTCTCATTGTTTAATATTTTCGGTTACTTCTATGACCAACTGAATAACTGTCTTCTCTTTTCTCAGCTCTGTTTTTCAAAAGCCACACACCACCTTCTAATAAATCGGGACCATCCATTACTTTTGAATTTTCATCCACGCCCACAAACTGCTCAGCCATTCGCTCCATGTTAGGATTGTTTTTTTCGTCGACATTAAATATTATTTCACCTGCACGCCATAACGGTTCGAGCGTTCCCTCAATTCGATTGAATTTATCGCCTTTAGACCTAGTGTCAAGTGACATGGCTAATCGTTTTTTTCGAGTACGTCCAGTTGTCTGAATAAGTGGTTTAATGACTTGCTGATAAAAAGGATCTTGTAAACTATTGTTCTCAATCCAATCCTTGTGAACACTTACTCCTTTATCACTAACCCATTCCGAAGCATCGAACAAATGATCTACAAAAACGGACTGTCTCATGTTGTTAAGCCATATTTTGTACAGGTAATATTTGTTTTTGTATAAGCCAATTACACCAACTCCTTTTTGAGAAGCACTACTTTTGTCTTTATTTGAGGTTGCAGGATCGGCATAAGTTAATATAGCTTCACAATAGCGAATAGGCGGACATTTGCCCCAAATAACGCTTGTGAAAATTTTTCCAATGGTTGTTGGATTGTTGTAATATTCCTTTTGTTGTGAACTTAATGTAATAGGTTTTAAAGCCCTATCAATCATAGCTTCGGTATTCTTTTGAGGCCAAGTAGAAAATCCATTTTCATCACGAATATTTACAACCTCATGAATATCTGCTTTCTTACCCATTTCGGTAATACAACAATATTTAGCTATAATATTACCACAGGCAATGATTAATAATGGTACCGATATAGAACGTGTTGGAATTAATGCTTGTTCAATCCATTCGTATTTTTTCTTAATCGTTAGAGGGTTTCTACAATCAACATCCGTATCTATATCATCGATAATAATTAAATCAGGTCTTGCGGCATCATTACGGGTACCACGAGGAGACTGTCCAGCTCCTAATGCTCTAAATGAAGCTCCGCTCCTTGTTTTAAATTCGCCTGACTCCCAATTCCCAAGACTTTCCTGAACTCCGTAGTCATTTATGAGCCTATTATTTACCTCAAGTATCGTTTTATAAGGCAACAATAGACGTTCGGCATCATCATAGGTTGCAGAAATCAGTAATACTGTTTTCTTTTTCCCTGTTGTGGTCAAGTACAAAACCTCCATCATGGTTCTGGCAGATTTTGCCAATTCACGAGACCAGGAACGTACTTCATACCATTCGGGATTACTCAAAACTCTTTTGGTAGCTTTGATATGAAATGGCGCTGGTTCTGAAGTATAGAAATTAGGAAAATAGTATTTAAACCAAAGTTCCGGGTGTGCTTCCAGATGTTTGATTCTTTTTCCTTTTTCTACTGTCGTTTCGTTTAAATCGACAGGAGTAGCTTTTCGGGTATTATCCCGAAAAGCTTGCCAACTGGCTAATGAGTCTTTGTCGCTTTTACTACTCATTATTTTTTCATTTTAGAGGTAATAAAAGCATCACAGTATTCTGTAAGTATTTTGGAAAACGCCAAGTCCTGACTGCTTATAAATTGAATCAGTTGTTTAGCCACTTCTACGGTTTCGCCAATATTGGTTTCAGTTTCAAGCTTTTTGATAGACGATGTTATTTTAGATATAATATCAGCATCCTTAGAAGTCGCAACGTTTCCAATCTTTATAGGGTAATCTTTGGGATTGACTTTAGGATATTCTAAGGTTTCATCACCATGACTGTCTTTAACCTTAATGGGCTTTAGTAAAAATGTTGGAATATCATAAACGATTGGACGTGTAGCGATTTCTTTGTTGAGCGTTTCCAATTGTTTGTATAACGATGTCAATTGATTGTCCTTCGTTACTAACATGGAAGTTTTTAAGCTTTCCCATTCGCCATCTTTTACCCATTTACCTATTGTTTTTTCAGTAACGAATAACCTCGCTGCGATTTCTTTTTGTGAAACGTTGTCGTTTACAAAAAGCACTTTTGCGAAGTCTTTTTCCACTTGTTTTTTAACTGCCATTTGATACCTATTGATATTTATTGATAACAAAATTGACTGATTAGAACGGGTCAAAAAAATTCCTGTTTACTTGCTTTACAACTCTGTTAAGTCTTGGTACACAAGTGTTCGATTGCTGTGCAGTTGTTTTTTTAGCAATGTGTTTCGGCTAATCTTTGTCATCTCAAAAGGCAAGAACTGCCGACCAAAACACTTACAAATGGCTAGACCGGAATACTTTGTTTTTAATGACGAAAATGTGAAAAACTCATACGGTTTTTACATCAATACTTTGGGGATTAAAATGGATCGCTTCAACGACAATCCTGTCATGTTGAATAACCATTTGAACTCGAATGAAAATGTTATTGGAAACTGGTCTGATGCTGTGAAAGAAACTGGATTACTAAAACTTAAACCGCATTTTGATGAAGAAACTGATTTAGGCAAAGATGTAGCCGGTAAAGTTGACCGTGGCTACTTAAAAGGCTGTTCTATGGGAATTATACCTAACTGGGACAGTGTTCAAAAAGTAGGCGACCGCCTCATTATGATGGAATGTGAACTAGCGGAAGGTTCTATTATTCCTGTACCGTCTAACCGTGGAGCTATTGCTATTTATAGCGCAGATGGTGAACTCATGAAAGAAGCAGACGTCCAGTCGCTTTGTTTATCCGTAACCGAAAAACTAAACGGAATCCCCGAAAATTTAAACTCAAAATTAGATATGAAAAAAATTCTATTAAGTGTAGCCACACTTATGGCGTTGGGCTTCGATGACCAACCAACAGACGGCTTAGATGTAGCTGCTGTTGAAGCCAAAGTATTAGGCTTGTCCAAGAAAGTAGCTGACTTGACGGCTAAAAATACAGGACTGGAATTAGCAGCTCAAACCGCTAAAGAAGCTCAGGAAGCAGCTGTAAAATTAGCTGCTACCCAAAAGGTTGATTTGGCTATCACACAGGGAAAAATCCCTGCTAATAAAAAAGAAGCATTTGTGCAATTAGGTATTACTTCTCCTGAAGTATTGCAAACCACTTTAGACTCTATTCCTGCCAAACAAAATTTTGGTGCGGGTGTGACGGTGCCATCCGGTAACGGTAGTGTGGAAGTGAAAACGATGGATGAGTTTGAAAAACTTTCCCATACCGAAAAATTAAGCTTCAAAGAAAGCAATCCAGAAGCTTACAAAAAATTGTTTAACTAATAACTAAAATAGTATGCCAGCAGCATTTCCAGAAATGTGGGAGTCCAGAGTAAGAACTCTACTCCAAGATGAGCAATTAGCTCCGTGGTTAGAAGGTATTGCCGAAATTGACACTCAGGTTCTTGAGGTTGGTTCTGGTTCTGCATCTGAATCCAATATCATTCATATTCCAATCACCACTTTTAGACCAGGTGTATTGATTAACAATACAACTTATCCACTGGCATTAGTTGCTTATGATGATACCAGTATGACGGTGCAATTGGATAAGTACCAAACTAATCCAACATCGCTTACTGACGATCAAACAATGGGAGCCAGTTACAACCAAATTGACTCTGTAACTAAGTCACATCGTGATGATATTACCGAATCTAAGTTTGCAAAAGCAATTCACGCCCTTGCACCACAAACTACGGTAGCAGGTTCAACATTTGTAATTCAATGTACAGGTGATGAAGTTACTGTGGGTGGACGTAGAAAAATGCTTTGGAAAGATTTAGTTACCGCCAGACGTCAAATGGATGCAGCTAAATGCAAGAAAAAGGGACGTCGTTTAGTATTATGTTCAGATCACGAAAACGATTTGCTTGAAGATAACTCCAGTAAATATGCCGACAAATTAGCTGATTATTTATCAGGTACTGTCAAAGGGATGTTGGCAGGATTTGAAATCTACCAAAACATCGATAACCCGATGTACACCCCGGCAGGTGCAAAATTAGCCTGGGGCGCAATTCCTGATGAAGATGACAGAAACGCCTCTGTTATTTTCCACCCGGAAAATGTGGTAAAGAAAACAGGTTTTACCAAACAATATTTTTCAGGGTCAGCAGGTGCGCCTAGAACACAGCAAAATGAGTACGCATTGCGTCACTACTTTATTGCAGTTCCTGTTATGGCAAAATATGCCGGAGCAATCATTTAAGAACCCCAATTTTAGACCATAACCCAAAAGGCTACTGCTAGAGAGTAGTAGCCTTTTTTTAAACTATCACCGTGCAAGAATTTTTAAACGTAGTACTATATCCTTCCTTGTTTGCTTTTTTGGGTATTGCAGGGACTAAGTTTTGGGATTGGGTAAAACCAAAATTTCAAACCAAAATTGATAACGCCGAGGCAAGAGCAAAGGAGATTGACAATGAGATTAAAAGTGCAGACTTCTACAAATCATTACTTGATGACTTGAAGCTACGCTTAGAATCGGCTATACAAGCCATCGAAGAGCGTGATGTTAGGATTGCTGAACGCGATAAAAAAATTGAGGAACGTGATAAGAAAATAGATCATTTGTTGAGTGAGGTAGAAATACTGACAGATGAGCTTAGAAAATTCAAACAATTGAACGGTAAAACATAATGAGCACATTAGGTAAAAAAACGCTTGAGGTTGCTATTACGCAGCTTGGAGTTCAAGAGATTCCAAAAAACAGTAATGCAGGCCCTGCGGTTGAAAAATATTTAAAGTCCGTAGGACTTGGTAAAGGTTATGCCTGGTGCATGGCATTTATGTACTGGTGTACTAAAGAAGCATCTATAAAACTTGGAGTTGAAAACCCACTTTTTAAAACTGCGGGGGTTCTGGCCATGTACAACAAAAAAAAGGAATCAGTAGTAACTGATCCACAACCGGGAGACCTTTTTATTATGGACTATGGCAAAGGTCAGGGACATACCGGAATTGTTGAAAAGGTAGAAAAAAACATCATTCATACCATTGAAGGTAATACCAACGATGAGGGTAGCCGGGAAGGTTACGAAGTATGTAGAAGACAACGAAAAACCAATACTATTAAAGCATATATAAGACTATGAAGAATCTAAAACACATTGTGTTGTTGTTTTTCTCACTCGTGGTTCTGGCTTCTTGCGGAAGTTCGAAGCCCGCCACGTTTGAAAACAAAACGCAAACCATCACCATCAAAGAAACGGTACACGATACCCTTTTTAAGATAGAAAAAGACAGCAGCTCTTACCGGGCATTATTGGAATGCCAAAACGGTAAAGTTGTATTAAAAAATGTTATTCAAGCCGAACCAGGGCGCAGATTAAACAGCCCAAAGGTTCGGTTAGATAACAATCGGTTAAAAATTGACTGTGAAGCCAGAGCGCAAGAACTCTTTGCTCAATGGAAAACCACCTACGAGTCTAATTATACTCAAGAAATACCACCACCAATAGAAATAAATAAGCTGACTTGGTGGCAGGAAACCCAAATTAAAATATTAAGAATCATTGCCATTCTATCGCTTTTTTTAGGGGCTTGGCTATTTGTAAAATCTAAACTAACATAATCATGCAGAAAATTTTTAAATCACATCCCAACTTAGAAAAGGCTTACATCACTTCGGATGGCACACCATTCTACCAAGAATCGGATGCAAAAAACCACGCCAAAACCTTAAAGGATAAAAGTGTAGAACCTATTTATAACGAAAAGGAATTGCAGGTAGTTGGCGAACAGGAGTTGAGTGCCGAAGATAAAGAAATGGCTGAATTTGAAGCTGCTGAAAAAGAAGCGGAAGCCAAAGCGGTTTTAGCTAAAGCATTAGCTGAATTTGACCCGGAAACCACTAAGTATCCTGAGGCATTGAAATTATTCAAAGCTTTAGGATTAGAAGCTGAAAACTTTAAACAAGACACAATCTTTCCTTTGTTAGTAGCTGAAAAAGCCAAAGTACAAGAAGGAACTAATACTCAAGCGTAATGGCGAAACCAAGTGTAAATATAGGATTTGAAAACGGCAACCTTGGGGTTGTCGCTACTAATCCCGATGGTATTTGCGGAATTGTCGCAAGTGCCGTGGCCAACGGAACTTTTGCTTTAAATACTGTTTATACGGTGTTTAATTTGAAAGAAGCCGAAACATTAGGCATCATAGGAGGTATTTCCAACTATGAACTGCATAAAACCATCAAAGAGTTTTATGATGAAGCGGGTGACGGTACTGAGCTTTGGATTTATGGCGTTGCCAAAACCCGAACACTCGACCAATTAGTTACTGATAGTGAAACGCTGTTGGCTGCATCAAACAGAAGAATCCGTTTTGTGATTTTGAAATATGCTCCAAGTGTTGCTGAGACGGTTATTACAGCAGGAATAAGAACGGGTTTCCCTGCCACATTAGCAGCAGCTCAAGCAATGGCAGAAGATTTTACTAATAATAAAATTCATCCTGTGAATTTCATTATTGAAGGATATAATTACTCAGGTGTTCCGGGGGACTTGATTGGTTTTTCAGCAGCAACAACAAACAGAGTTCGTGTGTTAATTGGTGATACTGAAAAAAGAACCGGTGTTACCGCTAGTAAAGGTGCAGCTGTTGGAATTTACGGGGCACGCTTAGCTAAAAATCAAGTACATGTTAATGCGGGGCGTGTTAAAGATGGTGCATTGAAGCCATTAGAATTTTTTATAGTTGATACTCCAGTGGAACAAGTAAATGTTGATCCATTATACGATAAAGGTTTTAACACCTTCGTAACTCATGTAGGTAAGTCGGGGTATTATTTTGTTGACGACTTAATGGCTTGTACTGTTGAGGACGATTATCATTATGGACCACAACGACGTGTAATTGACAAAGCCTTTGTTTTGGCAAATGCTACTTTGACGAATTACACCTTAGATGATTTCAATTTATTGGATGGCGGGAAGCTTTCGCCAATTGATGCCAGAACCATAGAAGCTGAAATTGAGAGGGTAATTGCTCAGGAAATGAGTGCTAAAGGCGAATTGTCAGTAGATGTTACCAAGGCTAACGACACAGGTGTACAGGCTTTAGTTGATACTACAAATAACGTGGCTACAACTGGAAAAATTCAGGGAAAAATAAAAGTGAAACCCAAAGGCTACGGAAGGTATTTGGAATTTACTATTGGATTTACTCTTAACTCTTAACTAAGAAGATATGTTTAATACTAGAGAATACGAGTGGGCTGATATAACTGTCATTTTGGGCGGGGCTGACTTATTGACAATTCGTGCAGTAAAATGTAAAAAGAAACGTGAAACCGAAGAGGTTTATGCTAAAGGGCGTCAGCCTTATGCTATCCAGTCTGGTAATGATGCTTATGAAGGCGAAATTGAGCTTTTGAAGTCCGGCTATGATGCTTTAGAAGATGCAGCGGGTGGTAATATTTTAGATGCTAAAGTTGATATGCTTGTTTGTTATGGGAATCCTGCTGCGGGTGATGTAATGAGAACTAAAAGAATTTCAGGAGTTCGATTTACTGAAGCTGAGGAAGCCGCTAAACAAGGTGATAAATTCATGCCTGTAACCTTGCCATTTAAGGCATTAGGAATGAAAAATGTATAATCTGATAATCCCGAGCAATCGGGATTATTTTAATAAAACAACAAATGAACACAGAAGAAAACACACCAAAATTTATCGTTGTTACACAAGAACAAATTGATACCTGGAAAGCACAACACATTAATGTATTTAAACTGCCTTTAGCTACTGGCGAAACTTGTTATGTAAGAAGCCCATCCGTAAAGGAATTGGAATTTGCACAAAGCTTAATGGCTCAAGGAAAATACATTTCTTATAACATTTCATTATTTAAACAATGCTTTTTGGGTGGTGATGATATTACTCACGATGAAACCAAATTAATGTCCACAGCGGGTCAAATGATGCAAACCATTGAAACCGTAGTTGTAACCGTGGAAAAGCTTTAACGGAGGCAGCATTTGGATATAAAATAACACCAACTGACTCCGAAACAGAAAAAAAAACCGACGTAAGAATTACCGAAGAGGAATATTACCGTAGGCTAATGGAATGGGTGGATGGAAAAAGAAAAACAAACGCTCTCTTGAGATACTATTTACATGTAGATCCTTATCAGTTGGATTTAAGAAGCTGGGCAATGCGAGTTGTTGAGTTGGAATGGATTAGAAAAGAAGAGGCTAATACTAAAACATAATGTCAAATTTATTAAGCTATACTTTATCGATACAAGACCAAATGAGTGCCAAGTTGAGCAGTATTGGTTTTAGTTCTGAGGGGATGCTCAATAAGTTTGTGCAATTAGAAAAAAAGTCCCGTGAAGTTTCACAAGTTTTGAGAGAAACGGGCAACTCTGTTGGAGCTTTAAAGCAAAAAGTAGACTTACTAAAAGCGGAAAGGGATTGGATTCCACAATCAAATATAACAGCTATTAAAGCTACAAATTCAGAGATTCAAAAGCTGGAGCGACAAATTACCAGACTGGAAACTACTACCAAAAGTGGTGGCGGAATTGGCGGGATGATTGGTAATGCTTTTCAACAAATTCCCTTTGCAGGTTTGCTAATGAATCCCTTAATAATGGCGGGTGTTGTTGGTGGTAAAGCTTTAACACTGGGTATTGAAAGCGAAATGCAAAATACTTCATTTGAAGTACTGTTAGGCTCTCAAGAAGCTGCAAAAGGTTTGATTGATGATATTGCCGAATACGCCAAAAAAACACCATTTGAAAAAATGGGCTTGGGTGATGCCGCTAAAACCATGCTAGGATTTGGGATTGCTCAAGACAAGGTAATGCCAACTTTGGCAGCAATTGGCGATGTGTCAATGGGAAATAAAGACAAGATGAGTTCTTTGACTTTGGCTTATTCTCAAATGAGTGCAACGGGTCGATTGATGGGGCAAGACTTGAACCAGATGATTAATGCCGGCTTTAACCCATTGGGTGAAATATCTAAGAAAACCGGTAAGAGTATTGGACAGCTTAAAAAAGAGATGGAAGATGGTAAAATATCTTCTAAAATGGTTGAAGATGCTTTTATATCGGCTACCTCTGCGGGTGGTCAATTTTACGGTATGGCCGATAAAATGAGTACTACACTTGGAGGTCGTTGGAGTACGTTTATGGATAATGTTTCTGAAAAGCTATTAGTGTTGTACGGAGCTTTAGAACCAGTTGCTTCATTGGTTTTAAATTATTTGAATGTTGGACTTGAAGCAAGTGCAAACGGTATGAGTTGGATGGTTGATAAATTCAATGAAGGTAATCCAATAATGCTAGTTGCTGTAGGTGTGATTTTATCATTGGCAACAGCAATGGGGATAATGAAAGCGGCATCGATGGCACAGGCAGGGTGGACAGCAGCTGTAACGTTGGCTAATAATATGCAAACCGCCTCTTGGTGGCAATTGAACGCTGCTATGCTTGCCAATCCTACTACTTGGATAATAGCTGGAGTGATTGCGCTTATTGCTTTAATTGGCTTTTTGGCTTTTAAAGTAGATGGTTGGGGACAGGCTTGGGATCATACCATGAAAGCAGGAAAATTAGTTATTCAGGGATTTGTAGAAAGTGTAAAGCTGTACTTCAATATTATGGTTGGTGCTGTAATGACGGCTCTCAATTTCATAATGGCGGGTTGGTATAAATTCAAAGAGGCTGTTGGTATTGGGGATAGCTCCGAAAATCAAAAGATGATTGCTAAAATTAATGCCGACACAGAAGCTCGTAAAAAAGCGGTTGTTGATGGGGCTAAAAAAATCAAAGCTTTAGGTCTTGAGGCAGGAAACGAAATGTTATTGGCAGGTGGCTCTTTGAAAGTAAATAATAAAACGCTGGGCGATTTTAAAGATACTCTTACTTCAAAATTAGGAATTGGAGCACCATCGATACCAGGAACAGCTCAAGGAGTTAAAAATCCTTTTGGAGGTTCTAAAGAAAAAACGGAAAAATCAAATACTGCTACCGCTACAGGAGGCACAAAACACAACTATATCACTATTAGCATTAAAGAAATAAATGGTTTGAAAGATGTAATTGTTAGCAGTAAAGAGGCAGCAACAAAAGCGGGTAGCGAAGTTGCCGACGAATTATTAAGAATCTTGGCGATGGCCACAACAGCAACCGGATAATGGCATTAAATGAAAAAGATTTGGTATTTGCTAGCCTTATGGGTAGTAATGCTGTGGGAATGTACCAAAGAACTCAAATAGTTCAGGACGAATTAAGCAAACACGTTTTGCCAAAGATTCCTTTTTTGCCTTTTCCAAACGAAAGTGTAATTGCTCAGGAATCTTTAAGTCCGGCTTTATTAATTAATCAAACGGATTTACCCATACCGGAAGATCAACAGTTTTTTCCGTTGTCTTTTAGTTTGACTGAAAATGGGCAAAAATGGTTGTTCCCATATGAACCTATGATCACTATAAGTTCAGGTAATACCATAATTAAAAGAAATGTAGCCAAACAAGGGAATAAACTTATAGGCACGATAAAAGAACGCTGGAACCGAAAGGATTTTGACATTACCGTTACGGGTGTGTTAATGGGAAGTTTGATAACGGGAAAAATGGACGATTGTTTTCCTATAAAGCAAATGGAGGAACTTTTTAAGTTTTTAAAGCACAACAAAGAGTTTTATATCTATTGCGCCCCATTGGAAATTTTAGGCATCATAAAAGTAGTAGTTGAGGATTACACTTTCCCATTTACCAAAGGCGAAAATGTACAGGCTTATGACTTAAAAATAACCAGTGATGACTTTTACAACTTATTAGTCATCGAAGAAAAAAAATAACAATGTTTGATATTAATTGGAGTGTAAAGTTTAAAACGGCGGGTATAACCTACAGACTTGAAACAATTGCAGCAATTGATATTGACGAAAGTGTAGACAATTTAGCTGATACGGCTACTATTACATTGCCTGAGGCGGTTATGAATCAGGTTTTAAATATAGGTGACCGCATAGGTAGTGGTTCGGAAGTAACCATACAATTGGGTTATGATGACGATTTAAAAACGGAGTTTGTAGGCTTTATTAAAGATATAGTTACCAACGATAGTTCTTTGAAAATTATTTGTGAAGATGCTTTGTTTTTGTTTCGTGTTGGGGTTAAAGATGTTGAATTGAAACCCACCACAATGGCAAAAATTGCACAAACATTAATTGATCAGGTTAACACTGGTTATACTTTGGTTTGTGACTATGATATAGCTTATGAGAAGTTTGTTATCCATCAGGCCACTGCTTATGATGTATTGAAAAAACTAGCGGAAGAAACTAAGGCCAATATTTATTTCAACACCGAAAAAAAAGAGCTGCATATTCATCCGCCTTATTTAGAAAAAAGCGGTGAAGTTATTTACTCCATGCAAGTGAATGTTGAAAAAAGTGCATTGGAATATAAAAAGGCGATTGACCGAAAGGTTGAAGTTGTCGTGGAAAGTACTAATACAAAAGGAAAAGTTGAAAGTTATACGGCTGGAACTACCGGAGGGGATAAGGTAACGCTTAAAGTAGGTTCGGTGAATACAGACAGTTTAAAGAAAATTGCCAATGCCGAACTTTTAAGACGTAGTGCCGATATGTATGAGGGAAGTTTAGACGGCTGGTTAATTCCATTTGTTAAACCCACTTATTCGGCAAAAATCAAAGATGAAGACTACCCGGATAAGGACGGAACCTACTACGTTGTGGGTGTTGTAACCTCAGTAAGTGAGGCAGGTTGTAAAAGGACAATTAAACCAGGAATAAAGCTATCAGTTAAATAATTTAAAAATGAGATTTTTTCGCAATCTCGCAATGACATGGATACAGCAGCAGAAATAAAAAAGGCATTGTTAGGAGCTTTAGGAGCTAACCCAAACTTACCTATTACGGCTACAGTAGTTTCCATTGAAGACGACACTTGTACGGTTAAATTATTAAGCGAGTTGGTTTTATCTGATATACGATTAAAAGCCACTATTACGGATGATGAAGATAATCTTTTGATTGTTCCTAAAGTGGATAGCGAGGTGATATTAATGAGCCAAACGGGAGCTTTAAGCAGTTTGATGGTAATTAAAGTAAATAGTGTTGAAAGGATTATTTACAAGAAAGGCGAATTTGAGTTTGTTGTTGATGGAACTACCGGAAAGATAACCTTAAAAAAAGGTACTGCCAATTTTGGAGCGTTGGTTTCTGATCTGATAAAAGAAATAAGTAACGCTATTATTTTGACACCTGCGGGACCAGGTAAAATAGCTGCATCGACTAAAACGAAATTAACATCATTAGATACCAAGTTTAAAACAATTTTAAATACTGATTAAAATGGGATTAAATAAGGCAGCATTAAAAACGACAATAGTAACCCTGTTAACGGATATGTTGACAAAAGAGGAAAATTCTATCGAAGAATTTGCAACACGCTTAAGCGATGCTATAGACGCATTTGTAAAAACGGGCGCTGTCTCAGTTAATGTCACAACAACAGGAAACGCAACGAATCATACGGGAACAGGTACCGGATCAATAACTTAATTATGAAAGGCATAGGTATACAAGTAAACGACCACAACGATACGGGTGATATTTTAGATTTAAAAATTGAGCCGGTACGTGACAGCTCCGGTAAAATTGTGAGTGGCTTAGTTATAGGCTCTACGCTTGAACAAAATATAGCTTTGATATTAATGTTGCACCAGGGCGAATTGAAGTCGAATCCTGATTTAGGTGTAGGTATTCAGGACATTGCGCTTAGTGAGGATTATTTGACCTACCGCCACAAGATTAGAGAGCATTTGAAAAAAGATGGTTTAACTGTTAGTCAGTTGGATTTGTTTGAAGGGAAACCTTTTAAAATAGTTGCCGAATATGGAAAGTAAAGTACACCAAGGACAAAGCCTTTCGGACAAAACAATAGAAATGACAGGCTCTATTGAAAATGTTTTTGCGCTGGCACTTGAAAATAATGTGTCAATAACGGACTCATTGGCCATTGGTACCATATTGACTTATTCAGGGGCGGTGACTAAATCTATTTCGTTTTTATTCAACGATAATAATCGATTTGCTACAGCAATAACAAACCAAAACCATGAATTAATTGTTGCTGATGAAGGCATTGGTGCAATGATAATTGAAGATTCATTTATAGTAGGGTAATTTTAAAAAAGACATGGCAAGAACTAAAAAACAAATCAAATCGGAAATCACCACGCCATTCATGGCAAATGAAACTTATGCGGTAAAATATGGTTTTGCAGTAGGAGCTTCATTTGATGCTGAATTTTCATTAGTGAGTTTGGAGAATATCCTTTTTGAAGTTATGGCTTTGGCTTTTTTTATTCATGAGTTGTTTTTTGATCAACATACTAAAGAAGTTGATACTCGATTAGCGAATGAAAAAGCGGGTACTGAACCTTGGTACCGTACAATGGCTTTACGATTTCAATACGGTTTTGATTTAGTCCAAGACAAAGATTATTTCGAAAATGGAACAGCTACAGCTGAACAAATAGCCCTTTCGAAAATTATTAAATATTCGGCAGTCAATGAAGCTCAGGATAGCAGCCGTGTAATTATTAAAATTGCTGGTGAAGTTGACGGAGTTCTTTCAAATTTTACAGATAACAATCAAGTAGAGGCTATTGAAAATTATTTTAAAAGAATAAAAATAGCGGGTACGGTTATAACAATCATCAATTATAAGGCTGACCAGTTGTATTTGAATTTAAGAATTAAGCGCGACACTTTGGTTTTGACTGAAAACGGAATGAGTAAGCTTGATGCAAATTTTCCAGTTAACGAAGCTTTGCAAGAGTTTATGAAAGAACTGGATTTTAATGGTGAATTAAAGCTTTCGGCTTTGATTGATAAATTACAAGTTATACCTGGTGTTTTGGATGCAACTGTACTAAGTGCTCAGAGTGCTTGGATTGACCCCGCTCTTGATGGATATGGAGTGCCTCAACCGATTTTTGTTTCTAAGATAGCCGAAAGCGGGTATTTTGAGATCGTAACTTTTGATAGCATTGTTTATGTGGTATAAGATAGACTGGAATATTCTGGCGTTGGATAATATACCAATAGGATTGCGAAAGCCTTCGGTTTCTGCTTTGGCTCAAATAGTATTAAAACCACTCAATAGCCTTTACTATAAGTGGTATAATTGGCGCATTGATAACTTGTATAAGTTAGAGCATACAGGTCAAGTTTGTTCATTAGAAGGTTCGCTTAATGACAAGTTTGACCCTGTTGAAAGGCGAATTTACATAGGTGACGGTTTGTCTTTTGACACGACCTACATCTTTACGGAAGCGGAGGAACAGGAGGTTTGGCTTGATACAGATGATGAGGAAGAAACAATT